ACCATAACGACGCATAACGCCACGTTGACCGGGCGATTGGATAAAACGTTTGTCCATATATGGAATAAGGCGGCTCAAAATACTTTCCACTGTCGGCTAATCCCCACTCGGTCGGCGTATCTGAAAAATTATTAGATATAAATGCCACGTCGATTGCGTAACCAATTGCCCGGCGGTAATTTCTATTATTATCTACAATATCATCGGACGACAACGGGTATGTATCTAAATCGCCTATTTTATCAACATCAACCAAATACCGGGCGTATATATTATAACTTTTCATATCGGCGTGCATCGTACCCGTTGCTCCGGAACCCTCAACGGCGGTTAAATCAAATTCCAACGTATCAAAAGGTTCTTGCGTCATCTTTGTATACCGGAACATTGCCACATCATCAGAACGGCGGCGTATCTCAACACCTGCTAGCCCAATAGGTAGCCCACCCGCAACTCGTTTTTGTGCAATATGGATATAATAATTTACATTTAATTCCGGGTATAAATCTCCCATAAATTCATCAGAACTTACACCCGTCGACATCCGCCCACTATAAAGCCCGGATATTACCGCCGGGGAACCTTGCGACGTAATTTGTATTTCTTTCAAAATATTACATAGTGCAAAATGATAGGTTTGTATTAATGCGTTTTGGTCAGTCGTGGCGTTTGCGTCTTGTTCCCAATTCGTGCCGCCCAAAAAGCACGAAACAATACTATCTCCGGGAACGTATATTTGTATCAATGGGCGTTTTCTTATTGTAAGAAATTCGATTTGTGGGGCCAACTCAATTAAATTGTATTCCTTTTCCAATCCTGCCAAAACGTCGTTGTATTGGTCTATTGTTTCCGGCTGTACCGTAACCAATTTATCATCATCATTAAACGTACAATCCGTTTTCATAAACTTTGCTTTATAGTATTGATTGTATGTTTGTCCCCAATCATCGCTTTTTTCGATATATAGGAAAAATTCAGAATCAAACGGGGCGTCATTGATAATATCGTAATCAGCACGGACAAAGTTTATTTTACCGGACAATTTAGCCCGGTAAAACCTTTGATTTGTTTCCAACTCATAATCCAACGTTAAATCATCCTTATAATTGGGGCGGACGGTTTGTTTGGTTCCGTCCTCCCCTATCTGCAAAAAGAATCTATATTTTGGTGTCATAGTCTTTTTATTTTACGTTTCAAATTCTTGTAACTTTCAATCGTATTTCCGTCGCCATCCACGTAAACCCGTCGTCGGTTCTGTTCCTTAATTTCCCTTACATCATCCGACAAATTGCGTAAATCCGGGCTTTGTCCGGTAACGTTTAACGTCAAACCGTCGCCGTCTGAATAGGATTTTAAATACTTATGTGCAAACGTACCATTGTTTAGCGAATTGATAACGTCCGGTATTATCTTTCTGAAACGGCGTGAACTTCGTTTATTTATCACGGCGAAAAATTCGCCTCCCTCGGCACGTCGGCGGGTTCCGTCCGGTTTCGTTCCTAAATCAATATCATTTCCGCTTTGGTGCGAACCGCCCTCCAAAAGTTCAACGGTACCGTCGCCGTATGTTTCCGTTCCTCCGGTTCCTCCGGCCTGTTTTGCCAATTGCGCCGCCTTGATTTTAGACGCTGCAAAACTCGCCCACATTACGGCAATTGCAGGTATTGCAAACGGGAAACCTAATTGCGACCATATCAGCGCCGTTGCTGTTACCATGTTTCCGATTTGCTGCAATGTTTGTATTGCTGCCTGCTGTTTTTGCGCTTTCTGTTGTTCTTTCAACGCTTTTTCTTGGTTTTTCTTTGCCAAATCCAACTCCTTTTGCGCTTGTACAACATTATTGGCGTACCCGTTTGCCCTTGCTTCCAATTCTGCATCCAACGCCGATTGTGCGGCGGAAACCTCTTTATCCGCTTGCTCAACGGCTGCATCTGCTGCGGCAACACGTGCCGCCGTGAATGTATTTAACGCATCCAATGCGTATTGCATAGACGTATTAATTGCCTCTTTTTGGTCGTCGTCCAAATTAAGCCCAAACAAACCGTAAATGTCTGTTCCTCGTTCCTCCCCTTTGGATTGCTCAATTTCTTGGTCTATTTTTTTAATAGTGTTTTGAATTGTTTGTACCTCAACATCAGGCAATTTATTGGCGGCTTGCTGATTTAATTCTAAAACCTTTTGCAAACGTTCCTTTTCTGCTTGCAAACGGAATTGAGTTTTCCGGGCTTCTGAATTTCTTAACAAATCAAACTCCGATTGTGCCAACGCTTGTTGTTGGTCGAATATCTGTAATTGCGCTTGCAAATATTCGTCCGCAATTCCGGCTCCCTTTGCGTCAAAACTTGCATTAATCGCCCCGGCGTCTTGCTGTTGCCCGGTCGGTTTCTGTTGGTTCTGTAATAATGCGGTTTGTCTTTCGTTTTCCAACAACTGCATCCGCAATTGTCTTTCCTGCTCGCTTCCCTTTTTGACTGCTTGCAAACGTAATTCAATGCTTTCTTTCTGCAACGCCAATTCCTGCAATTGTCGGTCTTGTTCGATTTTCAATAATGCCTCGGTTTGTTGCTGTTCCAACGCCGTAATTGTGGCGTTTATCGCTTGGCGTCCGGTTTCGTTCAAATCCTTTTCGGTCTGCAATTGGTGTTGTAAATCCTCAATTTGGCGGGAATACTGATATTGCGTTTGTTGGCGACGCTTTGCCCATTCGTCGGTTTCCAACTGCAATTGTGCATCCTGCAATTTTCGGGTTGCTTCCAAATTCTTTTTATATGCCGCCTCAATTTGTTTTGCTTGCTGTTCTGCTGCCTTTTCCGCATCGCTTTTACCCCTCGGCGTTACGGTTGGGTCCTGTGTTGTTACGGGTTTGTTCCCGGTCGGTTCTTTTGGCGTATCTCCTACGGAAACGGGGATTGTTATCGGCTTTATTTTCTTTTGCATATCATCCAACCCCTCTTTGAAATTTTGGGTAATGTCCTTTACTTGTGCTTTTACCAAATTTCCGTATGCGGCTGCATAATCTGACAACCCTTTTTTAACGTCGTCAAAATCCAACGTAAACGCTCCCTTTAATGCGGTTCCGGTTGCTTTGACAATATCAATAAAGAATCCAAACAAATTTCCCAACGTGTCAAATGTGGTTTTAAATCCGGCAACTATACCGTTCCAAATGGCACGTATCAAAACACTTTCATTGTACAACTCAATAAAGTAATTGACAACATCAATAACCCCTTTTATTATCGCCGTCAATCCTTGGTTAACAAAAACTTTTGCCTGCGTTGTCAACGTTTCAAAATTCCCTCCGGTTGCGTCAAACAACCCGGATAATGCGTTTTGCAACTCAATTTGGCTTTGCAATTGTTCCTCCTGCAATTGCGCCAAAACTCCGGCTTTCCCTTTTACTTCATCCATGTTTGTTGAAATATCTTTCAACGTGCGCAAATACTGCAATCCGGCGTCCTCTCCGGGCCCCCCGAATATATCTGCAATTGCAGCCCCGACCGTTGCCGCATTATCCGGCAATTCTGCCAATTTTGCGGAAACGTCTTGTATAACATCGAACGTTGTTTTGGTTCCGGTCTGCAAATCTTTTTGAACTTGTTCCGACGAAATACCGATACCGTCCAAAGCCGCCGCCGTCGCCGTCGTCATTTCACGCAAACGCAAATTTGCCTCCTTAATTGCGTCAACGCCTTTGTCTGAAAAGATACCCATTTTGTTTGTTTGGGTAACAATTGCAACAAATTGGTCTGCTGATATTCCCGCCTCTTTGAAATATGCCGGGTATTCTTTCAACGTGTCTAAAAATTCCCCGTTCGCATCGCCTCCGGCTAAAAACCCATCCTTAACCAATTGCAATGCCTCATTTGCAGAAATACCAAATTGTTTTGATAATGCGTTTGTTGCAATCAATGTTTCCCGGAAATCTGCGTTGAATGAATCGGCGACGGCTTGCACCTCATTTCTAAACGCTTTCAAATCATCGCCACTTTTCCCGGTAAATTGTTGCGTCAATCTCGTTGCCTCAACTAACCCGGCGTTATAATCGTACCACCATTTAAACGCCGCACCCGCCGCCGTAATTCCGGCAATCGCCAAAAAAACCGGGTTTGAAAGTAATCCCAACAAAGTTTTTCCCAATGCTTTTGCCCCGTCGCCAATAGCTGTAAAAACGGCTTTACTTTCAGCCCCGCCACGTCCTAACGCCAAAAGACTTTCGCCAAATGCGCTATTTAAACCTAACGTTTCTTTTAATTTGTCGCCATACGCAATTATTGCGTCGGACGCCTCCGTATAATTTCCGACGTTCAATTGAAATTTCCCGGTTGCCTCCTGCAAACGTTTCATTTCTTCGTATATTTCTTTGGTTTGTGCAACCAATTTTCGCCCCTCCTCGGTGTTTTCCCGTTCGGCTTTAGTCATGTTGTTTAAATAAATCTTATTCAATGAATATTGCGCCGATAAACGGTTATAACTACCCTCGGCGGATTGATTTATTTTCACAATCAGTTTATTAATTTGGTTCGCTTCCTGCTGTGCCAATTTTAACTCGGCTAACTTTTTGGCGTTCTCGCTTTCTGCAAACGCCAAATCACGTTGCGCACGTGCCAAACGTTCCGCATCGTCTGCGGCTTTTTTGGTTGTCTTTCGCCCGTCCTCCGTTGCGCCGGAAACCTTTTTCAGAATCTCCGCCAATTGTATTGCTTCGGCTTTGATATTTTTCAGCGCATTTGTATATGTGTCCGAAAGTTCATCCAATTGTTTTATCAAATCTGTAATCGAATTATCCGGGCTTATTAAATCCGAATATTTGATTGGGTTGTTATTATCTGCCATACGCCGATTGTTAAGTTATTTACGGGAAATTCCCCCGTCTGTTGCATTTTCTTTTCTCAAACGTGTAATTATCGCCTAAAAATAAAAACGCCGGAAATCGCCTTATTTTACCTTTTTTTGCTTGTTTGCTTTTTTGGCTTGTTCCTTGATATACTCAAATGCGTTGTAATATTCCAAAACGGTAAATTTCTTTGGGTCAACATGCAAATTTTGGGACAATATCAAACACATATTTTCAAATTGTCTGTCATGCCTAATTTCCACGCTTTCCGACCCGGTAAACGTCTGCGGGTTGAAATAGGTTATCAACTCCGCCGTAATGTCGTCAATCTCTTTTGCGTCCGCCTCGGTTGCCCGACCGTCTATTATTGTGCGTAATACAACAATCGTTCTTTGTTTCAATTTATCGTAATACTCTTTCAATGTCGCATCATCGAACAACCGGGGAAAATACAAACGCAATTCATCGTCTATTTTTTTTTTAACCGCTTCCAAATGGGCGGTTATCTCTGAATTTGCAACGTCTTTAAAAAGACTCATTGTTTGTTGCAATCCATCATCTGACAAATCATTTCGGGGTTTACCATTTATTGATTTAACCAACACGGCAAAAGCCAAATGCCGGGGGGAAACCTCGGATTGAATGAAATATATGTTTTGGCGCATATTTTCCAACTCAACGGTTGCCATGTTTGGCGTTGGGCTGTTCAAATAACGTATTACCTTTTCAATATGTTTATCGAAATCCGCCAAATCTGAACCAATCCCGGCGTCAACCAAAAGCATTTTGTTATACTTGTGGAAACGCAACATCGGCAATTCGTCTATACTATCATACAACTCAACGTTCATTCCTTTTATTTGTACATTCTTCATAATAAAGCACGTGTTATCATTGTACTACAAAAGGGAACGCCCAAAAATGCGGGGTTCCCGGTAAATATCAACGCAAAGAAACAAATCAAAACGCACGCCCACCACGACAAACAGAAATCGCAATTAAACATCTTTGAAAAGAAATCGTTCCCGTGAATCTGTACCCATTCAATGCCGCCCCATTTGCGTAATAACGTCAGCACAAAAGCCGCTATTAATGCGACAACAATAATGTTATAAATAAAATGTTCCATATACTACAATTTACATGTTTCTCCAATACTCAATTCGCCCTCAAACCGGAATCCGCCGAACGGGTGCATTAAAAATTGGTTTTCTATTTCATCCAACGAAAAGCCCCGGTAAATGTTTTCCGCCAATTCGTACACTTTGTTTATTCTGTAACTTCCATTTCGCACCAAAAAACCGCCGTTCAAAACGTCCAATATTTGCCGCTTCAAATCCTCTTTGTTGCGTGTGCTTGCATCGTTGTATATCTTTCTGTAATCAAACCAAAAGATAATCGAAAACGCCGTTTTTATGCCAATATCAACGCCGGGTTCCCAACTTATGTTTTGCGGGTCGTCAACCCAAAAAAAACAGAAATTACCAATATTTGCATCCGGGGTTACTTCTATATAATCGTTTCGCCCTACATAAACGCACGGGGTAAAATAACGTTTCCGGTTCCCGTCATATTTAACAAGTCTTTCAGCCCGTCCAAATGCTTTGTCCAACCACGGTAAATTATCAACCAATCCGGTTTGTATATTTCCAATGATTCTGTCTAATAATTCCGGGTTCGCAATTACCGGGGCTTTGTTATTCGCTGCCATATATCGTTTTTTTTGCCTCTGTTATTAAATCCGGGGAAATATAATGCCATATAAGGATTTTAATATTTTCGTCCGTTAAACCTAAAATTTGGCGTCCATACTTTTTTATTAATTCCTCGGTTTTCCAATCCGCCGCCTTAATTTCAAATTGTTTGTCGCCAACTTCCAAATAAAAGCTACTTTGAAAATCGCCCTCATCCCTTAACGTTACCCGGTTTGTAGGCTGTCCCTTTGCCTCTTTGATTGCAATTGTTACCGGGCTATACGGGGCGTAATCCATGATTGAAACGCCCAAACGGTTAACGCCTTGTTCAAACAATTGTTCCTCGGCGTTCATGTCTATTATATACGCTTCGTTGTCCCAAATTATTTTCTGCATTAACCGCCCGGACGTCAATTCATCGTTGAATTGAACGACCCGTTTTAATAAGTCGTCAATTTTTCCCATATCACGAAATAAATATACCGCACGTTCTCAATGCTGCCAACATCGCATTTACTGTTTCAATCACTTGCGCCAATTGTGCGTCGTTGTTCAAATTCGCAATATCTGTTGCCGCTTTTACGCCTCCAATAGCTTGTTTTGTGGCTGCGGTCAAAACTGCATTCTTTCCGGGTGCGCCCGCTTGCCCTTTCAGATTCTTAAAAGCAAAAGCAAATGTTCGTGCGCTTGCTGTGCCGCCCAATGTTACCGTTACTTCCGGGGTTCCGGTATTTGCATCCACGGTTGCGGTTGCTCCGGTAATTGTTGCATCAGTTCCGGGACGTCCGGGCATTCCCGGCGTGCTTGACTTAAACAGATAATAATGTAACAATTTCGCCAAATCCGTTTGTCCTTTTGACGCCAAATACAAATCAATAACTCTCATTGCATTTTCAATTGTCATTCCTTGAATTGTCAGCGTTTGCCCGCTGCTTTCCTGCGTGTCGTTGTACACTTTAATAACAATATCGTTGTTCATGTACTTATCTTTTGCGGCGGACAAATCTAACATTACAATACCACTTGCCGGAATGTCTTTTTCAACGTTTGTTGCATCAATGGTTACTTTTGCTTTTGGCGACGGATATTCTGCGCCGTCGTCGTCAACAATATTTGCCACGACCAAAATTTGCGGCAACTTTCCGGAAATGCTCGACCATGATTCAGTAATTGCAATATCCTTTTTCAATTTATTATACGTGTATTGCGCATCAATCATATACGCTTGAAATCCTCTTACTCTCATAATTTACGCTTTTAAATTCTACAATTTTACCTTGAAATTATATACAACTTTTGCTTGAAATTATATACTAAACGGTTCTGTATCTAACGCCCCGGTTGTTACAACTCAAACAAATGCGGTCTAACCCCTGCGTATCTAATCGCAAAGCCTCATACGCTTTTTTAAGGTCATAGCCCAACCCGCCGGGACGAACCCCGGACGTATTTCCGTCCAACTCATACAGAATATCCGTGCGGCTTGCATTTGACTGATTGCGGTTAACCCTAACGTTGGGATTCATTGCTAACGTGCGCAAACCTATTGCCGCAACCTGCCTTTGAATAACGGTTTGGAACATCTGCCGTTGCGAAATAATAAAGTCGGTCAAATCGCAACCAACCGTTATTTCGCAATTTAGCCCGTAATTGTGGGTATTGGTGTACATAGTATAAGCCACGTCCCATAATTCCGGGTATTGCTCGAATGTTTCCGGGGCGTCAACTTTAAACGGGGAAACCTGCAAATACTTTGTCATTTCTCGCCATGTTTCGACGGAACCAATGTTGCACGTTCCGCACGGCTCCCGGCTCCAATCCTTAGATACGTTTATTGCTTCCATCCCGGCGGGTAATTCGTCTTGATTATAGCAAAGAAACCATGAACCCCCGGCGTTGTTTGCGTCGCTGATATACGGCAAATAACAATCGGTCAACGGGAACCATTGAAAGCCGCCATTTGTAACGGTAAAATCCAAATCGAATGTTTTTACCGGGTCAATCTGCGACGAATGAAATAAATACATTCTTACCTTTCCGGTCGCTCCGGTCATTTGTAGCCCGATTTTCTCAATTTTGGTTGTTACCCCCATACTACGAACCGGAACAATTTCAAATCCTACTAATTTATGGGTATTTTGAATTGTAGCCCGGATTCTGCCGGAACCATCAAAAAACGTTTTTCTTTCCAATAAATTGCGGGTTTCCTTTTCCAACTGCTTAATCTGTGTAAAAGTCTGAACAACGGTTGCAATTCCGTTTAATGTCAGTCTTTCCAAAAAGTCAGAAAAAATGTTGTATGGTCGCCAATACGGGTTTCCGTAATCGTCCCGGCTGTAATCTTCGTTAAAATCGCTCGCCGTCGGTTCCTGCCCGGTATTATCTATTTTAGCAATCCAAAATATATTGTTATGCTTTACTTTTTGCCCGGCTTTATACGGCAAAATCAAAATCCATTCCGGATATTGTAGCCCCCAATCGTCCGGCATTATTGCCTGCATATTATCCAACGTCAAAAGCGGGTGCGCACCTTGAAAGTACAACCCGCTTTCGGTCTGTGTCAAATGTTCATCAATGAATGTTTTCGGGTTGTATGATTGTTCCCAACCTACGACGTTCAATAATGCTGCTTGTATGTCTTTTATTCGATACATAATGCAAATAAAAAAAGGGACGGGGGAAAACCCCGCCCCCGGTTATACAATCCTTTTACCTTATGTTATGCGCCGGGAAATGCTGCGGCGTTGGTAACATATACAGGCATACCCAAAGGTTCATTTTGGTCGCGTGCTGCAATCTGCGCTTTGATAATCGGATTTGCAACCTTTTTTGAGCCACTGTTATAAGCAACCAAAAAGGCAACATCAACACTAAATCCGAAATACTCCTTAACGGCGCAAGTCAAATCCTCTGTTGCTGCTCCTACTGTTGCACTTTGGTCGCCAACCGAAGTATAGTAATGTGAACCAACTGGCAAATCAATCATCGGCAAACGTACAACATCCCATTCATGGAAATTGGCACGTGTACGGCGCAATGCTTCACGGTCAACACGGGTTAACACGCCAACGTTACCATCCTCTACGGCAAAGAATGTGCCGTTTTTGCTAGCTTCATTTACGACGTTGTTTGTATAATGGAACACTTTATTTTCGTATTCCATACGCTTGTTTACGTCGTTATAAATACCGTGCTGTGCCAATTTTTTAATAAGGCTGTCAATTCCGGCGTTACCTACGACGTGAACCAAACCCGGGTAACAATTTGCACGCATAATCGGGTTAATATCGCCCATAATTTCGGTTGCCATCTGCGTTGGAACCTCAATAACGTTTGCAGCGAAATTGTAATTCAACTTGTCTTTCAATATTTGGGTTTTTCCTGCCTCCAACGCTGCAACGGCTGCTTGGTCCAACGAATTTGCAAACGCTCTGCAAACCTTTTCCATTTTGCGGTTGAAATCGTGGTCATACGAAATTTCGTTGTTCATATACAACGTTGGCACCATTGTAAAACCGACGGAATATGTCGCCCAAACCACGGTATAAAGTGCGGACGTGTTTTCATCGTCCGGGATAACACACGTACGAACGTTGCTAACCGCAACGTCGCCATCGTAATTGATAACCGGAACTTGTACCGTATTTCCGATTGAGGCAAACGCACGTTCACGCAATTTCGGGGACAAAATGGAATTTCCGGCGTTGGTCTGTTCAATGAAAAAATCCAATGCGCCATACTCGCACGGGCGGGTCATATTACGGTCTAACTCCGGGTTTTCTACTCGCCAATTCTGTAATCTTGTTGCAATTAAACTCATGGTCTTTTTATTTTAATTTGTTATTAAATGCGGGTTTACCCATTACCCGGTTATCTCTCCGGCAATTTGTTAATACTATTTTCCTGCCAAACCTTTCTCATATCTTCGTCAAACTCTTTGGAACCTACCGTTTTACCTTGCGCCATCAATTGTTTTGTAATAAGTTCGTACGCCTCTGATTGCGTTTTGGCTCCGCTTACGTCCAATGTAATTCCGCCGCCTCTGGCACCGCCTGCGAGCGTATTTGTGCCGCCTCCTGTCTGTTGTCTTTGCTGCTCCAATACTCCCATCGTTTCCAATTCTTTTGTCAGCAACTCGGCGGGCGTGAATGGGTTCAACTGATTGTTTGGATTGCGCATAATTGCGCCGCTTGCATCTTTGAACGCCAAAACCTTTCCGCCGTTTCCGTCGTCTATATATTCCGGGTTCATGCCTTTTACTTTTTCGGTCGCCTGCGTCAAAATAACCTTTGTTACGCTTTCCGGGAATCCTGCTTTGAATTTAAGCCCGGCGGCGGCTGTCTGCAATGCGTTGTCAATTCTTACTCCGAACAATTCTTTTTCGTGGTTTGCCTTTTCTGCCTCATACTTGGTTGTCAACTCGGTAAACTGCGTTGTCACGTTCTGCAAATCTGCTTTTGTCTGCTTCAATGCTTTCACGGTTTCCGCATCTGCCGCACCATCGGCAATTGCCTTTTCTAAACGGGCTCTTTCCTTGGTCAATGAATCAATCTGCGATTGCAGCCCGGTTGCGCCATCGGCTTTTGTTTTCATTTCCCCCATTACACGTTTTGCGTAATCATACGTTTTTTCGGTTCCATTTTTAGCGATACCGGAAACCGCCAAAATATCGGCATCCAAAGCCCCGTAAATTTCGCCCGTTTTCTTGGCAATAACGCTGTTTTCGTCATTCTGCGATAATGCTGTTATCGCTGTAATCTGTTCGTCAGACAATCCCGACAAAGCCGCATTTGCAACTAAAATTTCTCTCGTTAACATAATATTCTTACCCTTTGAATTAATTAAGTGCGATTGCTTCTACTTTTCCGCTGCTTGCGTTAATAATATCAATTGTGTATTTTGGGGAATCCCCGGTTGTGTCAACCAACCAACTAACAACACGTGCATGGCTGATTTTCTTTTCAACCTCTTTTGTTACCAAAATAACGTCGGTAATTGTTCCGCCCTCAATACATTCAATCAACTTTTTCTTTGTGTCGACGTCCAATGCTGCGGCGGTTGTGGCTACTTCAATAACCAAATTGTCTTGCTGTGCAATCTGTGCCATATTCGTAATTTTTAATGGTTAAACATTCTCGTTGTTTTCCGGGCTATCGCCTGCCGCTTCCTCTGCTTCTGCTGTTTTTTCGGCTTTTGGTTTTCGTCCGGCTTTCTTTGGTTCTGCTGGGATAACTCCGGCGGCTGTCAGTTCTGCAATAATTTCGGCTTTCATTTGTTCACGTTCTGCCGCCTTTGCTTCTGCTGCCGCCTTTGCTGCTGCTTCTGCCTTTGCTCGTTTGCTGGCTTCAATCTTTTCTTTGTTCGCTGCCTCCCAAACGTTCGGGTCGTGCATAATGTCAACTTTATAACCCATTTTTCGCAAATTGTGCAATCCGAATGTTTCAAAGAACTTTTTTCCGAAAACCTGCATACGTGGTCGTGAAATTCTTTCGCCCGTTTCTTGGTTGAATTTTACAACCTCAATACGACAATGGTAAAAACTTTCCTCGCCTTGCGGCACAATGAAATTTTCCGGGGTAACGTCCAACAATCCGACGTCCTTTGTTTTACCCTCTGTTTCTGCTTTCACTCTCATAATTTAATTTATTTATTAAATTTCCAAATATAATTTCCGGCTGTTTTATACCTACCAATACAACATGCACGTATATTTTGATATGCAATCCCTGTAATAGTTTGAGCATCTGTTAATGTCGCATAAGTAGCAATATAATTACCACTTAAATCATATTGATTAACAGAAACTCCACACGCTTTACGTCGGTTAATAATTGATAATTCAAAATTTGCGTTCTCTTTTGGAGTACACCAACGTAAATTATCAATTCTATTATCCGTTTTAATACCGTTGATATGGTCTATATAATTTTTGCCGTCAACTTTAACTAAAAATGTTTCAGCAACTAATTTATGAACATGATATGTTTTTTGTTTGTGGTTAGCATATAAAGATAAAACAGCATAACCCATATTGTTGATATAAGGCTTTAGTAATTTGATTTTCCCTTTTTTCAAACTACGGATACGCCCTAATGTACTAACTTGGTATATGCCGGAATAACCTTGTATATCCTGCCAAACCTCACTACTTAACATTATGTTCATTTGCATAATCATAAAATTTATTTGTTATTACTTCAATTTTCTTGGAAAATGGTATTTGGCTGCCAAATTCCAAAACGTTTGTATTCTCACGTTCAAACCTACGTACAAAATTAGCGAAATTCAATTTAATGCGCAATTCATCCTCGGTAATTAGCTGTTTTTCGTACAATTCTAATACTTCCGGACGTGTCAAATGTCGGTACGGCTCCAATTCTGCCAACACTAACATACGTTGCATTTGTATTGGGTCGTGTCTGTACTCCGTTTCGATAATCTGATTTTGTAGCGCATCCAATTCCCCCTCGCTTGCTCCGCTTTCTTTCGCCATCTTATAACGTTCTCGCAATTGGGTTGCATCAGACAAATAAAACTCGGTGCCATAACTGATTTTTGCCGAAATAAACATTGTTCCATAACGCAAACGGCAAACGGTTTCGTCAACGAACTTTTGCGCCGCCTCAAAGCCTTTTTTTACTCGGTTTAATACCGTGCTTTGGCTTTCAAAATTGGCTTTAATTTGCTGTTCATTTAATGCTTCACGGGTTGTTATTTCCTCGTTGGTACCAACAACCGCCGTAATTATGTTTGTACGCAACCGTTCTTCTTCGCTAACGTTATAATCCAAACTATTACGGTCAACGGTCAACATCTGAACCGGGTTGCGCAAATCCGGCTGTTTGTCGCCGTCCGGTACCGGAATTTCAATGAATGAACCAACCCCGACAATTCGTTTATCTCCGCATTTCGGGCAACGCATCAATAAACCCGCTTGGTCTAATTTATAATAGCCTTGTTTATCTTTCAAAAACCCGCCGTCGCAATAATCGCCGTTTTCGCCGTTCGTAAAATCGCAACTTTGTTCATATCCGGAATAAATCGGGTACGACCCGTACATATCCAAATTTTTCTTTGATAAATGATAAAAAAGGAACCAATCTAAACTTTCCAACTCGGTTGTTAACGGGGACGCCTTAACGTCCGGTTCTCTCAAACTCAATGGTTCGTTCCAAAAAAAACGTGCTGGGCAATATCCCAAATCGTGCGGGCTATCAATCAGCAATTCGCCAATATTGCCTTTTCCCTCGGTAAATACCCGGTATCGTTCATCGTCAATTACGGCAATACGGTTGTCGTCCTGCCGGAATATTATCCAACGCATAACGCCCGTTGTTTTGTCTGCCTTGTATGAAATAACGTGTTCTATTGGCAACCAATAAAAGTACGGTTTCGGGTAATTATCGCCGGGGGATTGCTCTTTTGGCAAATCAACAATTAATACGCTGTTAATTTCGGTTTTGAAATATTCCCATCCCTTTGTGCTCCAAATTTCGGGTTCTTCCAATACGTGTTGTCTGTAATACTCCCAATCGTCCCTTTGTTCGCTGTTCATAAACTGATAATTGAACGCCGGGTTACGACCGTCAAAAATGCGGCTCAACTTATCAAAACAAACGCCCGTTACCTCGTTTGTCTTTACGGGGTAACGGAACAATGTTTTGAACACTTTGAATTTGTCTGCGGGTATAAGGTTTGAAACATAAGCCAAAAAATCGGTCACGGGTTGCGTAATGTATGGCGTCAACGCCTTTTCCGCATGAAATCGTATGCGGTTTTGGTGGTAAATCGCCCTACTTATCGCCGCTTTGTTCCGTGGCTCCGTTATCTGCTTTTTTATTTCTCTTATATCTAAGCCCATTTTCTTTGTCAAATTCAAATTTACTATTTTCCGGTAACTGCCAACCGCCGTTATTTGGCATTTTTAAAAGTCTTTCGGCGTGGCTAACTTCAAAATCTCGTGTCGTTTTCAATGTTTCATTTTCCAACGTCACTATTGTTTGTTTACCCTGCTGCATTTTTTAAGTCTGTTAGCGGGTTAAAACCTTCCGGTACGATAATAGCCAAATCATCCGACCAATTAGGTAAAAACGTCCATTGTATTGCGTTGCTATCGGGTGCCTCAAATCCTCCCAATGTTTTATCCCCGATAAACAAAGAACGAATTGGAATAGGATAATGCGTTGTTGCTGTTGTCGGGTCTTGCAATGCACCAATTGCGCCGTTTTCATCAAACAAATAAACCCCCAAATTTTGGGAATCGCTTTCACATTGCAAATCTTTCAATGCTTTAATCAGTGATTGCGGCATTTTACGCATAACCGCCGTAAATGGGGTTGGCTCACGTCCAATAATTTCTTCAATACCGCCCAACGTTTCGTTTCCTCCTCCAAATGTACGGGGTGCGCCCGCTTCTGCTGTTGGTGCTTGAATGTACGGGGAAACAACAACCTTTGTGTCGTCATCTGCCGATAACAACGGCGTCCATGACGCTTTTTTCCCAATACCCGCCGTCGTGGTAAATGAATTTTTTTCTCCGGCGCTTTTATACAATCTCTGAAACGCTACTTTCTGAATCTGTCCGAAACTCTCGGCACACGTAAAGTTTGGAATGTTTGGCAACACTGCTGCTGCCGGGCATTTACAAATAGCCATAATCTTAATTTTTTAACGTTAAAACTTTTGTTATTATCTCCGGGGGCTAACCCTTTGCCCCATTACTTATTGCAAAGTTATAATATTTTCGGCTAAACCCTTGCATATATGAAATAAAATGCTAATTACGACGTTTAATGCCCCTTGTTGCTTGGCTGTATGGTCTTGTATCGCCGTCCGCCAATTCCTTTTCATATATTCCGGTCAAACCGTCCTCCGGGTCGTCATGCTCATTTGCTGGGAAATCACGCAAAAACCCGGTTACGTGTTCATGTATCTTTGGAAAACGTTCCTCCCATCCTAACGGCATTATGATTTGGGCGTTGACGCTTGCCGAATTTGTTATAATGCGGCTTTCCTTGTTGGCACCTTGGTAAAATGGTTCGGAAATCGCTTTTATCTTTTTACGTATCAACTTTTCAAACCCGGCACCGCCGTTGTTACTTTCAATCCATGCTTTTTGCGTTCCACAACGGTTTATCATTTCCGGGACGGTAACGGCTGTTACTTCTGTATTTTCCTGCGTAAATACCATGTCAGTAATTAGCGCATACAAAATCGGTTCAAACCGTTTCTTTTGTTCGTTCCATGCCTCATTACCGGATTTGTAAACGTCATAACATGCCGAAAATGTAAAGTCGTCGCCCTCGTCTGCAACGTCTGTGTAATTGCCACTACGTACATACGTCCCCCATTCGGATTTGTCAACGTATGTTCGGAACGGGTTCCGGTACAATTTACCCTCTGCGTTTCCGGGGTTGCCTTGATACAAACATTGAAATTGTACGGGGTCTAACGCTCTTTGTCCCTCCAATTTTGCCCGGCTGTGTCGTCTATCCCATAACGCCGCCCCCGGTTCCCGTGGGTCAATCTCTGTTGGCTCCCCGGTTTTCAATCCCTCAAAGTTAATGCGTACCCATGCGCCCGCCGGAATGTTCTTTACATCGTCCCAACTTTTAATATCAATTACGGTTTCCCCGCTTTTTTCAATACGTCCAATCAAATCATCATCATGCCAACGGGTAAACACAATTAATTCTTGGGAATCATTATGCAAACGGGTACGTACTACGGTCGTGTACCATTTCCATGCTGCATTACGTACAATCGGGCTGTTGCCCTCGGCATAATCTTTATAAACGTCGTCCAAAATAGAAACATCAACCGTTTTTGAAGTCAACGAACCGCCACGGCCGACAACACGCAATGAACCCTTACGCCCAACCATTTCTATTACGTCGGAATTTCGTAAATACGTATTAGCCATTGTTACTACGTTGGAACCGTTCAAATATGTTTCCGGAAACAATTCCCGGTATCTTGGTGTGTCAATTATTCTTTGGACATCCCGGTTAAAATCTCTCGCAATGGTTGCCGCATACGAACCGATACAAATTTTTTTGTCCGGGTCTAAACCTAACATAAAAGCGGGTAATTTGCGGCTTGAACCCTCGCTTTTACCATGTTGTGGCGGAATCTGCACAATCATTTTTTTTATTTCCCCGTGGGCGAACTTATCCAATAACGTGTAATAAACGACGTGAAACGGTTCCAAAGCCAAATCCGGTTGCATGTACCGGGCAAAGTTTATCAGCCTATGGCGTGCCGCCGCTTTTACTATCTCGCCGGGGTTGTTTTTCAATGCTGCATACATTTTAAGCAATTGTTCTTTATCCATTTTGTTTAATTCTTAAAAATAAACCATATATTTTTGTCTTACCCCCGTATTTTTTCTGACTTAAAAACCGGAAATCTTAAAAAATGACCAATTTATTGTTTCATTTTCCATTTGTCGCACGCTTTTTCCGAACGTATCATACTGTGATTTTCGACAAACGGGCATTTTAAACAAATCGGGTTCCCGGCCATATCCAAATTTGAATGTTCATAATAGAATTTACCCCAACCACATTCGCCGCACGTGTGTACGGGTTTCGGTTCGTCTTTTTTCTTGATATTATTCTTTGTTGTTCGTGCCATCGTCAATTACTCCTTTCTCTGCTAATTGTTTTTTATATTCTGCTGTTTGTAGTTTATCAGCAACCGCAAACAATAAATCCTCCGGGATTGCTGATACATCGTATTGCGGTGCATCGCCGTTTATGCTTTTTTCTATTCCCGGAATCTCAACTTTAATTGGTGCATCAAATCCCAACATCTTTGCCCGGCGTTGCTGCACATTCAAAAGCAAATCCAAAAACCGGGGGTTCCCGGCGGACGTTTCCGTTGTGGTTTCCTCATACCCGTAATATTCCGGGTTATCGCCATCCTCCAAAACTTTACGGGGCTTTGCGTTCTGTCTGTTTTTCTCTCGCAATTTCCCGGTCTTTGAACGTTCCCACGCCTTCCACAATTCAACCTCCATTTTATCCAACTTTCGCAATTCCTGCGTAACGTAATCGTCTATATTATCCATACGCTCACGTTTCCACTCAATAAGCAATTGTTGCATATCCCAATAAACCATCTGTTTACTGATTGTGTAACCGACCCCACGCCGGGCGTTTTCTTCATTCAGTCTTTCGGAAATCTCTTTGTACGTGTAACCACGCAAAAACAGATTTGAGCAAAACGACAAATCAAATTCCCTTTGGTCTTTCGTCCTTTTGCACATTTTCGGGCGTCCGCCCCTTTGTCTTTTACTTGCTTCCATTTTTCAACCTTTTTATAACGGCAAAGTCTTTCGCTTTGCTTTCCTCTCAAACGTCGCTTTCCCTTTGCTTGTTATTTTCGGGGAATTTTCGTTTTAAGCGGGTTCCGTTTGTTCCTTGATACTTTTATTGTCTTTTGAATTATCGTCGTTCTATGGGGCTAATTTTAGCCCGTTTTGCTTTCCGGCTATATGCGGCAAAGCCCCGGTTGAAATTCCGGGGCGTTTTTTGCTTGTTAAACCGTTGTTGGCTCTTTCAGTTGTTCTTGTTTAAAATCTTTTTTCATACGCTTAAACTTCTATATGTTCAATTTGTGGTAACTTCTTTATGTATTCCAACATCGCCGTTTTGCTTTCCTCGGTTTCGTCGGTTCTGTTTATTACCAACTGAATAACTTCCAAAAGATAATCGCTATCAATACACGCATTATCAACGTCGGTAATATTATACAATGGTTCCGTTATTTCCTTGACGGCTTTAAATGCTTCTTTTGTCAACTTTGCGGCTTTTTTGAATCTCATTTTTTCGCCCTTTTCAAAGCATTTGCCTAAATGGTTTAATTTATCATCAGCGTAAAAAACGCATGTATGTGCCATGTCCGCCAAAAGATACGCCGTATTTGTAAGGAACAACGCTTTTTTTCTTAATTCTTCTTTTTCTTCGTTTGTCATAGTCTTTTGTTAAAACGGTTCTCAAAATGTTTGTATTGTTCGGCGGTTTCCTGCTGCATATTACCGCAAACCGGGCTTTCCGGTTTGTTGTGTGGGTGTTTGCGCATAAATTCCGGGTTTTTCTCACGTCCTGCAATTTTAGTATATGCCATTTCCTGCAATTCCTTTTGGCTATACCCTAATAATGCCGCAATATGGAATAAAACAACGTTTACGTCCGCCAATTCGTCGATAATATCATGCGTTCCGGGATTAATTTCGTTTATTTCTCTTTGCGTTTTTTCCCTGCTTTAATATCTTTCAAACGCTTCAAACAATTCGTTGTATTCCTCGGCTAATTTTCCCAATCTCTTTTCTATGTTCCTGCCGAAAAGTTTATTCATCTTTTCAAACAATCGCTTTTCGTCAAAGTTCAATCCGGCGGTATTGGCGTCTTTTTCTTCAAAATTAGCCATAAACGTTTGCATATCCATTTTGCCAAATTTTCCGTCCGGTGCCAATACAATAAAATTTCCCTCCGGTACGTCCAACATTACGCCGTTTTCGGTCGGGAATGAATAAACCGCCAAACCGCCGGGCGTTCTCGGAATCTGCATTGTTCCGCCTCCGGTAAAAATCTGCAATTTTTCCCAATTATCACGCTTTACGGGTAATGCACGAACTTCTAACAATCGGCGGCAATAAATATCCCCGGCGGTTTCGTCCGGCATACCTAAATTTGTGCGCAACTCATTTGGCAAATTTCCCGCCCCTTTTTCGTATTCAACAAAGAATATTGCACCACGCAAAAGGTTTTGTTCTTTAATCGTCCTTACGTCTTTTATTCTTTTTCCGTATCTGCCTTGAACTGCATATATTGCGGCTTCAATTATTCTTTCCTCTTTGTCCGGGGCGTACATTTTAAGTTCAAAGTAATTTTCTTTCTCTGTAACTTCCGGTTCTGTTCCCGTTACATCTTCAATCATCAAAAACGTTTCCGCATCAAACGGAATAAAACTTCTTTTTCCCATATCTAATTTGTTTTGAATTAAAGTACAAAGCATTTCACCTTGTAAAACAATCTACCTGGTGAACTCATGGCATAAACGTCTCCGTTGGCAAATTCAATTTTATTGCCTGTGAGTTGATTATTCTATTATCTTCACTCTCCAATTTAAGAACCTCTTCTTTTGTCATATTTCATCCTCCTCTATTTGAAGTAAAACATTAGTTTCAATCATATCAGTGAATCCATCGTTTGGATACACTATTTCTTTCTCGACATATTCAATCCCGTGAACACGTATAAATTTAGCATTCTCTTCATCCCAATTTGATATTGTTCTATCTGTGAGCATAAATACATTAGCTGATTTAGGCATTTTTTTAAGCTTTTCTATAACCTCTCCAACAGTTAATGTTTTCATAATTTTATTCCTTTTTATATCAATTATTAGTTAATTGGCAGTTTCATAAAACACATCCACATAGTCTTTCCATGTCTTCCAGTAGTATGGCCGAAGAGTGGTTGCCGATTGATGGCACTCAATACTTCCCTAACTGTTATCTGCTCCTCATTCCATTTGAAAATCAGAACTCCGTAGTCATCCAGAACACGAAAGCATTCATCAATTCCCTTTTTTATCACCCTTGGCCAATCTTCAGGAAGTTTACCATACTTCTTGGCTAACCAACTATTTTTGCCAACCTTTAGCAAATGGGGTGGATCAAACACTACCAGTTTAAAGGATTTATCCAAAAACGGCATATCGGTAAAGTCCGATACGATGTCTGGGTGGACTTTCAGATTCCGCCCATCACAAAGAATGTATTCTTCGTCCCTAATGTCAGCAAACAAAGCCAAAGGGTTTTTTTTGTCAAACCAAAACATCCTACTGCCACAACAGGCATCTAATATTATTTTTGTTTCACTCATTTCCAATTAATAAACGGTTAATAATAAAACAATCAGTCCTCCGGAAATTGTGGCGTACAAATCTTTTTTATCAAATACGCCTCCGTGTTTTTTGTTGTAAACCTCACGCAATACCCCGGTTAAAATTACTGCTATCAATGCGATAATACGTGCAATCATTCCCGGAATCCCGATAAATGAAACCAAACGCAAAACCAACATTACAACAATCATTCCCGCTATAATATGCAATAATTTATCGTGCGGGATTGATACTATTAATTGAAATATCTTTTTCATCGCTTTTTTTCTGTTATGTTATACAATTTTCTGAAATATATTACTTTGTTATCGCTCCGGCTTGTTCTGTAACATTTAAGCCCAACCGCCGGACAATCGTCTTTATGGATAACGCAACATGCGCATCTACTCAAACATACAAAATTGCCAACCTTTTCAATCAGTTTATCAGACGGTTTAACCCATCTTTCCGCAATTATTACCATACCCCGGTAAACTGCACGTTCGCCGGGGTTATATTCACGCCCGGGTTCAAACGGATGTGGTTTCTTTATTCTCATTTTCTATCGAACTAACCAACAAATCCAAATTTTCCTCTGTTCCGGAAATTGAAATTCTTGCTTTCCCTGCTCCCATTACCGCCAGTTCCGTAATTGTACAATCATATTTGCCTGCGGATTTTTGAAACTTTGCCGCCTCATTTAATGGCAATATTTTTGTTATCTCTTTCATCGCTCACGTTTTTAGTATTTTACATTACAAAGTTAATAATTTCTTTTGGTTTTTATCCATATCAGCCGGAAACCAACGGAAAAACAAAGCAATTTAATTTCAATATCTAAATAAACGTCATGTCCTTTTACGCCCTCAACCATAACTCCGGGCGTCAAATAAAATTGCTTATACTTCCACAAACTTTGCAGATACAAATAAAACCCGATACGTCCAATATGGAATCCGATTGTTTTCATTTCTCTATCTGTTTTTTTATCTGTTCCCAACTCTTTTTGTCAATTACCATTTTCCGGGGGTATTGTATTATTTCGCCCTTGGTATATACGAGATTATAGATACCCAATTGCCCCTTAATTGGCATTTCAACAACACGTCTTGGGTTGCGCATCATCCATCCGAAACCCTTTGTTATCTTTTCCCGCTTTTCTTTTGGTATTCGGGTGTTTTCCCAATCCTCCGGGGTAAAATCTTTTATCGGCTTCACGTCGTACAACTCAACCAATCCCAAAGTAACGCCGCTTTCCATTCCGGGATAAACCGGTTTTGCCGACGAACAAATAAGAACGTCGCCACGGTATGACGTTTTTTTGCTTCTAACTTCAATTGATTTTCGCCCGTAAACAACGCCGTTTTCGTCTTTGTATGCCGCCGTTACCAAATCATTTGCGTATGGCTGTTTGACGGTCAACGCACGCCAACGGTCGTGTTTTTCGGGGTCATATTCTTTGCTATTAAACTGCATAACTTTATTTTTTATCTTTCCCGGCGGGTTCCTTGTAATGGGCAAAACCAATTGGTCGTATCGGTTCCGGCTCCGGAACGGCTGCGTCCTCCTTATTGTATTCAAAAGAAACAATAACCGTTCGCCCCTTTGTCCGTGTCCCAATCAGCCGGGAACCCTCCGGGATTTGAATTTTAATTTCGTTCCTCATTCTCAAAATGGCAAATCATCTTTGTCTTGGTCGGGAATTGGCGGCGGCGGTGTTGGTGCGCCTCCCTGCTGCGTTGTTTGTCCGTCTTTCTTTGGCGACAACATCTCCATATTAAACCCGTAAACTTCTGTAATGTATCTTTTGACGCCGTTGTTGTCCTCATAACTGCGGGTTCTTATTTTCCCCTCAATATAAAGTTTATCGCCCTTTTTTACATACTCTTTTGCAATATTTGCCAATCCATTTTGCAAAACAATATTGTGCCATTCGGTGCGCTCCGGTACTTCTGTACCATTTGCCGTTTTAAATGCTCTGTCAGTTGTCGCCAACGTGAATTGCGCAACCGAACCGCCGTTGTCGAAATCTTTATACTCCGGGTCTTTTCCGACGTTACCCATTAAAATAACTTTGTTTACACTCATAGAAATATAGCTTTAAAAATCCAACTTCCAATGCTCCATAACGTCCAAATGTATGACGCAACCGTTAACGCCACGAACGTATAAAATACAATTTTATATCCGGCTTGTTTTTTGATTTTCATCTACTTAAATTTTACGCCATCCAACAAATATTCTTTTTTCATATCCGACCATCCGGCGGCATGATTTATCGCTTTCCGGTCGTCGTCGTAAACAAATCCAACTATCCAACCGCCGACGTTTGATTGTTTTATTAGTCTTACCAATTTACCGACGAAAAAAGAACGGTATCGGTAATATGCTGAATTTTCACTAACAAACAAAACCCGTCTTTCTGCATTTATTTCGGGCGGATTTTCGATTTGCGGGCGTTTCTCCCTTTCCGGGTACCTTTGTACCCTTTTAAAATCATTTTGGATTGAACGGCGGGAAATTGCCCCGTAATCAGGTGTTCTTTTTTTCGTCCTCATATTTTCAAACTTCTGTATTCGTTTTTAAGCAATTCAATAATCCGGACGTTGCCCGGATATATACGCATTTTCGTTTTATCCCCATTCTCCCAACATGAATGATGTTCAAAACATAGTATATTTATATTTCTTGCATCATGCGCCATTTCGGGAAACGCTCCACGGGTCAATATATGCGAACAATAAACGGCGGAATAATTCCGTAACGGCTTTAAGCATTCTTCGCATCTGTGCGGCTTATGCTCCCAAACCCACCGGAAAAACCGTTGGTTGGCAACGGGAATGTCGCCACGTCCTAAAACGCAATTCCCGAACAATTCCCGTTGTAACTCAACACGCAACCGTATATCTAACCGAAAATTACGAATATCCAATAACGGCTCGTAACCACGTGCAACACAATATTCATATTCGCAACGCTCGGTCAACAATATTGGCTCCATTACATATTGTCTGTATCGTCCGCCGGGTCTGCCATTTCCGGGAACATATCATTTTCATTTTCGTTGTCTGCATCATTTACGTAAACTAACGGGTTTGGTTCCCCATCAGCCCCGAACAAATCCATTTGCGCCTTTTTGCCCTCAAACAGAAATTCGTAAACCTCGTTTTCAATATCGCAAACAATGTTTTCCAACTCTTCCTCAAAACCGAACGTTTCAACGTTGTATTTCATTCGTGGGGTGTTGATTGCTGTTTTCTGATTGTTTGATACGGTAAACAATCCGGTTAAAACGACGCCTACGTTATCATCTTGCCCGGACAAAGAAACGCCCCTAACCTCTATATTGTACAAACATTCTTCCGCAAATGCGGCTGCAATATCTGTTTGTTTCTTTGTTGTTTTAAACTCCGGCGTTGCCATCATGGTTTTAAATGACGTTATGTTGAATACACGTCCCATAATCGGGCGCAAATCATTAAACAAATGACGCAAATCCGGGTGTATGTCTTTTGCACTCAATACATGGTATTTGTTCGTGTAACTCTCATTTCCGACAACTTCCGTTACTTCATAATGTACGTCTAACCCGCCATCTTTCAATAACTTTACTTTCGATAATGAAAACTTTTCCTTTGTAGGAATCGGCATAACATTTTGTTTTTTTTCGCTCATAATTTTTAATCTTTATTGTTTCCCGGTTCCTCCGGGTCGGTTTCTTCTTGGAAATACTCGCACGGTTCATCATCAGCACAACGACCGGACAAACAACATACCGGATAATCCACGCAATCAATGCACATTTTTTTTTCGTTCATAATTTAAAAGTCTGTTTCATTTAACAATTTTGCAACCTTGTTTTCCGGCTCTGCATCCGGTGCAAATATCGGTTTCGGGTCGTGAACTAAAACTTCCCTTTTTACCTTTTTGGTCTTTGCGGGTTCCGGTTCCGGGTTAAACTTCAATTGTTCCGCCGGATATTCTTTTGGTTTCAGTTCTATAATACCATTTTCCACCAAAACCGGAATACAACGTTTGCAGGCTTTCACGTCCTCCAACGCATCATGCGCCGGGAATGTTTCGCCGGGGAAACACTTGTTGTAAAGTTCCTCCAATTTCGGATATTTGCCCGGACGTCCGTCTGCATACAATGCGCCAACAAATTTAATTGTTTTCATCATCGTATCAATTCGTTTGCCCTTAAACAATGCGTCCTCCGCTTTTGCGTCGTAATATTCACGACCCATAATGCGCAATATCATTGCTTTTACAATTGACGTATCAAAGTAAATGTTATGTCCGACCAACAAACGGGCTTTTTTGCAATCCTCCAAAAATTCGTCTATAATGTCAGCAAATGGGACGCCCTCGGCGTTTGCTCTCTCTGCTGTAATTCCGTGAACTTCTGTTGACGCTTCCGGTATTTCCCATCCCTCCGGCTTAATAATGTAGGAACGTTCCTTTTCGTTTACCGCCCATGCCAATTGCACAATATTTGGAAATTCCGCAAAATCAACGTCCCATTTTGCGCCCTTTGGGGGCAACCCGGTTGTTTCACAATCGAACGTCAAAACATCTTTCATAATGTCGTTTATCTCATTTCCTTTGCTGTCTTTCAATGTTACTTTTTTCATATTACTTTCTAATTTTATTTTTATTCTTTACTTCTTTTTTGTGCTGGTTATATCCGGCTTTGAACGCCTTCAAAAATATATAATCGCACGCATCAATAATTGTTTCATTTCTCCGGCATAATTCATATATCGGACACTTAACGCAATAGGTGCGTCCGCTTGCCTCTCTTGCTTTCTTTTCTAACGGGCTTAATTCTGAATAATGCCTCATATTAAATGCTTCTTGGGTCGTCTATAAACGTGTTGTATTCCTCTGCGGCAATCTGTTTCAAATGCTCAATATGTTCTATCAATTCCGCATTGCTCAACTCTGCAATTGTCCGCAACCGGGTTTCATATTTCCCGGTGTTAATATCCGGGGTCTGCTCATACATAACCGGGGACAACTCACGCAAACGGCGTTCCGTCTGTTCCTCTGTCAGACGCTCCCCGGCTTCCCATATACCCGACCGGAACGTTGGAACAACATAATTGAAATAATACCCTTTCAAAGCCTCCGATGAACCGGGAGACGCAACGGTAAAACGTGCAATTATTCGGCTTCCTTTGTGCATGGCAAAGAATTGGTTCAACTCTCCAAAATACATTTGTAAACCGCCGTTATTATTAATCATTCCCGTTGCTGTTATCTCTCTTTTCCTCATTGTCTTTCTTTTCTTGGTCAACAAATTGTTTCATTGTAATATTAAACGCTTCGCCGCTAACTTCCAATATAAACTTTCTTTCGCTGCTTGAATATCCCTGCAATTTTTTATCCATCGCCGACGCATAAAGAACTGTCATTTGTCCCGGTTCAAATACTCCTTTTCCCTGCAATCGGTCTATCGGGTGTCGTTTTAATGGGGCGTTTGCGCTTATTCTTGCATTTCTCCGGATGTTTTCTAAATCGGAAATAACCACCTTCAGATTATTATAAAATTCGGGTGTTTTCAAAACGTCCGAAATTGTCATTTCTTTAACTTCCATATTGTTTTGTTTAAGGGACGCCGGGAAACCGACGCCCCGGTTAATTACTCGTTTTCTGTGTATTCCTCAATAATTAAATCATGCTGTCCTCTCACAACACTTTCTATAAAGCCTTGATAGCCCTCTTTCTTTGCCAAATCCAAAATAGACTGCAATCTCTTTTCGCCCAAACTTTCGCCCCTCGCAATGCGGAATACTTTCACGGTTGGGTTACTTGCTATAATCAGTTTTGCGGCAACCTCCATTATTTGCGAATCTGAAACCTTTCCGGCGACAAATGGGACGTCATTTAATACTAACCCATCATCACTAAACGAAAGCCCGGAAATCGGTAATTTCGCCGACGAAATAAGTTTTTCACGCTCGGCGGATAATTCCGCAATTTCTGAATCCATCTTTTCCGCTTCTGCTTTTTTGTCGTCTGCTTGTTTTTTCTTTGAAAGATAATCGGCAACCTTTGCAGCCTTTTTGTTGTGTTCCTCGGCTTCTTTCAATTGTTTTTCTGTATCGAAATTATTCGGGTTCAAAGCCTCATAATCTGTTAACCATTTTTCGGCACTTGCTATTTTTCCCTCATAATCTTTCTTTTCTTCTTCAACGACCGAAACGGTTTGTTTATACGTCTTTTCGGCTTCTTCCATTGCTTTCTTTGCCGCCTCAATTGCTTTATTGTATGAATCTTTGGCGGCTGCCAAACGTCCCGGAATCTCTGCCAATCTCCCCTTTCTTTCTTCCATACGTAAACGCACGCCCTTTGCTTTCTCAACCAACTTTGCGTTTTCCTGCTGTTCTTTCATCAGTTCCGTAATGTCCTTTGGTTTGGCATACGTTTTCAAATCCTGCGTTGTCAATCCCTGCCCGGCTGCATCTGATATTGATTTGTAGGTTTTCAAATCTCGGTTTACTCCGGTACGTTCTGTTTTAAGCCCGGCAACGGTTGTATCAATTTCGGCAATCCTTGTTCTTACTTCTTCCGGCAACAAAGACTTTACAACCTCAATTTGCTTTCTGCGTCCCTCGGCGGTTTCCGACCAACGGGAAAATTCCACGGCGTCAAAATCTGTATAACCGAAAATCTTTTGCAACATAGAAACGTTATCACTTTTCATTCCGGTTGTCTTTGATTTAATTGATAACGTGCCACGTGGGTTTGCTTTCGTGAATTTCAATTCAACCTCGTATTCCTCGCCGTCGTCGCCGACAATCATTTTTGCAAAACCTTTGCTTTCTCCATTCTTCAATACGGCGTCACGGTTCCCGGTCAACAAAGCCCCAATTGCTTTTAATACGGTTGATTTTCCCAACTCATTATCTCCGGTAATGAAATAAACGTTACCGTCGAAATCTGCGTTAAACTCTTTAATTACTTGGAAATTTACCAATTCTAATTTCTTAACTATCATATTGCTCTCGGTTTGTGCCGGGGTTTCCCCCGGCGGTTAATATTATTTTTTTGTTTCTCTCATTCTTTGGTATATCATTGTTTGCACCTTAACAAATGCGTCCCGGCTTTCTTTCGCTTCCTCAACCGTGCAATCAGCAATGAAATTTTCCAAACGCTTGTATAATTCGTTCAACTCTTTGTCGCTCATTGCGTGCCGGATTGCTCCTACTTCATCAACAAACTTTCCCATCTTTACAAATCCTTTTAAGTTCTTCCAAATCCTTACGTTTCGGTTCTTCTGCGTTCTTGGTCGCATCAATCAAAGGCATATTGTTTGTTGTTGTCGTCCATCTTTTACCCGTTGCCGGGGACGTGTAAGTTACTTTGTAATATCCGTGTCCGGCAATCTCAAAATCAAAATCGTAAATCGTTGTTTTCATAATAAAATGTTTACTTTCCGGGAACCCGCCCGGTCGGTATTTATTATTTTACATATTCCCATTTATACCCGTATGCTGTTTTTCTTTTTCCATTACAACATTGTAGTATAACATATTTTTCCCATTTATTGACACATATATCTGATACATCATTAAATATTTCAACATTTCCTTTTGCGTCAATTCTTTTAACTTTATATTCTCTTTTTTTCTTTATAAAGTTTCCAAAATTCATATTTTCATTTGCTGTACACCAACGCAAATTTTCTATTTTATTATTTAATTTATTACCGTCTATATGGTCAACATATTTTTTGTTTTCCGGGTTTTCAATAAACGCTAATGCTATAAGCCTATGTAATCGAAAACTTTTGTATGAATTTCCAATCTTTAAATTTACGTTCATATAATAGCCCGCCTTAAACGCTCGCTTTTCTTTCCCAAATTGTATAACCTTACAATTTTCTGTAACTATACAATCAAACTCTTTTAAGTATATTCCTTTTGGTTTCATGCTGCAAAGATAACGTATAATTCGTAATTACAAAAGAAAATTATTTTTATTTTCAAAAAAAAACAATAAACCCGGAACGTTATACATTCCGGGCATAAATCAAAACAGCCTCATTTGTTTATCTGTTATTTTAGCAACAATTGCATCAACTTCACTTTCTAAACGTTTACACGTTTCCAATATTTCCGGTCTGCGTTGGGCAAAATATCTGCGTTGGTTATGTCGCATTTGTCGAATTAACTCGGCGAACTCTTCCAACGTTATTTTTTCCGGATTTTCGATTTGCGGGGCTTTTTCTTCTTCCATGTATATTTTATCCATTTTGAAATTAAAATCGCTCTACGTGGCTAAAACAAACGTTCGTGCATGTTGCTTGGTAAATTCTGACGCACCCAACCGGGGTTGTTGCGCAAAATGTATCGTCCAAAGTGCATTATCAACGTGGCGTCGGCGTTCCACAATGTCGGTTTCAATTCCGGGTACAAATTCCCGGCAACCTCTTTGTATCTGCGTTTTCGCTCGTTCTTTTCTTCTTTTTTTCGTGTCGTCTTTGCTCGCAACTTCAATTCGTTTTGCCATTTCATAGGGTGTACCATGACAAACGGAATGTCGCAAACTGAAATGATTGCTTTCAACTGCTCAAAGTTTGCCATCATCTTTTGTATTCGGTACAACTTTCCCATATTGACGCCATCGGCACCCGGCGTTATATCATCCGGGCGCACACTTAGTTTTTCAAGAAAAACAATTGGCGAACATATTGTTTTCAAATGATTCAAATAATCTCTTATGTCGTTTATATCCTCCGGCATTTTTATGGCGGTTATATTGTGGTTTGGTCGCCATGTTACAATACCGCCATTGCTTCCCGGGTCAATTCCCACTACTGCTGAAATTCTTATATTTTTTCCCATATATAACCTCCCGCTTTTGTAAAATAACCTATTACGCCAATTATAAAGCAAACAATAAATAGTTCCATATTTAAAACTTCATGTAGTTATCAACTTGCATTTCCTCGGAAATCATCCGGTCAAATGCTTTTATAATCTCCTTTTTCCGGGCAACCTCAAACGCCGTAAAATCAATTTCCGGGCTTTCGGTTCCTTTCCGGCGAACTTGAAACGCCGTATATTGGTTTATCATTCCACGGGCTACACGCTGCATATACCGGGCAAACGCTTCTTTGCGGTCGTCCTCTTTAACTTGTACATCATCAGCCAACCCGCATTTTTGCAACCATTCATACAAAAACATATCATCAGTTAGCCCCAATATTAATTTCCCGGTGTATTTGTAGCAAAGGAAAATATAACGGTTCCGCCATTGTCTTTGTATCTCAAATCTCCGGATTTGCTCCGGCGAAATTTCATTGTTTTTTCCCGGTATAGCTTTGTATGCTTTGGCAATTACATCTGTCTGCTTTTGCTTGTATGCTTTCAGAATCTTTGCAAAGTAATCGGCGTTGAACTGTTGATAATGGTTTTTGTCCGGATTCCCTTGTTTATCTTTCGGCAAATATTCGTCTAACTCTCCGGTCGTCGCCAATTCAAAAGCCATCTTAATATCAGCCAACGTCATATCTGAGTAATAACGTTTCAGAATATCCAACAACCGGGATTGTATATAATTCCAATCATTTTCATTCTGTGGTATTATATAACCAACGTCTATTGCTATACGCTTAAACAGTAACGAAAGATTTTCAACTAATTTTGCATCGTCAATTTCCGCAATTGGTGTTTTTGTTGACGCTGCGAAAACATATTTTTCAACTGGGTTTAATGCTTTGGCAACCTCCGGCAATTGCACCATTCTACGGCGTACTTCAATGGCTTTTGTTCCGGGCCTGGTATTATATATTTCTAACGCCGTATTTTCTTTTTTTTCAATTGCTCCCATATCAATCAAAATCATTGTTTAAATACTTCATCATATCCGCAATTTCTTTGCTGCTTTGCTGCTCTGTCTTTACGGAACGTTTCATTTTTTCCCATTTTTCGTATTTTTCGGGGGTTGAATCATATTCTAACGCCGCCCAACCTTTTGAAATGCTTTCTTTTATCAGAATCAGCGCAAATTCTTCCGGGTATTTACTCAAACCATTTAAGTTTGCTTGTATCGCTGAAAAACTCTTTTGCGACGTTCTCCATTTCGGTTGACACATCAAAATATAAAAGTTCCGTTTAAATTCATCGCTATCAAATGGGAATACAAGTTTTGCAAAGTAATTATCAACTTTATCAATTACTTGTTTTCTGACGTCCAACAATTCCGGGGTAAACCCATAAACAATACTTGCTTTAACTGTTTTTTCTTCGTTTGAAAAATTGTCTTGTGAAAATCCGGACGGATTTTCTTTAGATGCTTTAGCATCTTTCTTTATATTATTATTTATATTATTATTTATATTATTATTTACGGTGCCGTTTTGATACCCGGCTACGGTGCTGTTTTGTAACTCGGCTACGGTGCCGTTTTGATACCCGGCTACGGTGCTGTTTTGTAACTCGGCACATTCAAAGTTGAATCTATAATAACATCTTTTCGCTTTGTTATTGACAAACATTTCTTTCTTTTCCAAAATTCCTTTTTCTGTCAGACTTTTAAGACTGCGCAAAACGTTTTTATCAGTAATTCCCGCCCATTCTGCAATATATTCGGTCTTTCCCATAAACCACGAATTGCCATCCTGCGAATACCCATAAATAAGGGCTGTTATTATCAACTCACTACCTTTCAAATCTAAACGGGTACGTAAAAATCCGGGAATTGTTATGTAATTATTTTCTTTCATTTTCTCTGCTGTTTAAATATTCAACCATTGAAATATAATCATCAATAACGTTTTTACATATCCATTTTTTCCCTTGATATGAAAATAGTTTTTGATTTACCCCGTTTGCCGCATTATATGCTTGTATAATACTTTCCAAATCATAATTATTGCAAACCTCACGCAATCGGTAAATTGCTTGCCCAAATGTATAAACATTAAACAATCTTTGCCCGTCCGGGCTAATATCCGAAATCATGCTATTAGCCAATATTTCGGCTTCTTCTTTGTCGTCAACTTGGAAAAGAATTAAATGTGTTTTATCGGGTATCTTTGCCGCTATCAAATACGGGTTCTTTGTTATTCCTACCCTCAAAATGTCATTTGAAACATCATTGCACAACCAATAAACGTGCAATTGTCTTGGTACAATGTTAAAATCTAACGTTGCGTACCCTTTTTGTAAATACTCGTTGTATTTCATAGATAAAAAAGAAAAGCCCCAATTAGAGCCGTTACACATCTAAAAGGGGCTTTGTAGCTAATTAGCAAATATCTTTCAATCGGTAACGGTCGATTGTTTATGCTGCAAAAATAGATGTTTTATTTGAATTATCAAACATTATTGGTTTAATTCTGCGATAAAGCCCTTAATATTTTGCTTTCTTATATGTCCTTTTAATACCCTCCCCTCAGAGAATACTGTATAATAGCCTAATCTATTCCATGAAACTACGTTGTTAGTCCTATTTTCCAGATGTATATAGGTTCCACCCTTAGAATTTAAGTCATACAAAAACCGGAGTAACCTTATAGCTTCCTCCTTATCCCCAAGGTAAACAGTAATATACTTTTGATATATATTACTAGTTTTAAGCATAATGTAATAATGGTCTATACACCCATTCACCTTTGCAGCGCACAATTTTTGGTTCCCAAGGTCTGTTACTTTCAACGTTTCAACCTCTACTACAGTTTGGGCATACACGCTTACACACATTACTGATATCACTAAAAACAAAATAATTTTCTTCATTCTTCTATCAATTTTATTGGCTTAAATGCTTCAGTTACTTTACGCAAATTCCCCTCGCTTTCGTTCGGAACAATGGAAACGACCGGATAACGGGAACGGTCGCCGGGCTTTTGAGAGACGGCAAATTGTACGTTCATATCCCAAACTATACCCTTAACAAATCCCCGTTCCTGCAACATGGCGTCGAACGTGTCTCGGATATTTGGAATTGTTGACGCCGTACCCTTTGTTACGAACTGCCAAACCCCGGCAACCCCACGCACCAACGGAATAATGAAAGTTACGGTTAACGTTACAATCCATCCGTCGCCGCCATTCTTAACAGCCCGGTTTGGGTGCTTTTCCGTAACCCCTGCCATCAAATTAGGATAATCCTTTGTACTGTATTGTGCATATTGTTTTCCGTTCCACACAAAGAACGTTTCCCCATCGCCGTATGCTATGCGTCGCCCGTCGTCGTCCCGGTATTCGTACATTTCGTTACATACCTTTTCCGGGCAATCATCCGGGAAAATTATTTGAATAGTTTGCGGCTTTTCGCCGTATGCTTTGGTAAACAATCCGGCATACTTTCCATTAGCAATAAAATAGTCAACACTTTTTGGATATTCTTTTCCGTTGGTTGCTTTCTCCTTATACCCTACTTTGATAAACCCCACACGTGGCAAAATAACACGTTGTATGCCGGGAGTTGGTCTGTTTATGTTTATACGTCCTTTCATAATCAAATATCAATTTCAGTATTCAACAAATCTTTCTTTGTCACGGGTTCCGGCTTTTTAGGCTGTTTTCCTTCGATTTTAGCCACTTTTTCTTTTTTTGGTGTAATTGTACGTTTTGCGGTTTTCTTTTCCTTGACGGGCTTGTTTTCCGCCGTTTTTGCCGTTTTTCGTGTGGTTCTCTTTACGGTCTTGGTTTTCTTTTCCTCCGGTTCCGGTTGTGGTTCGGGTTCCGGGTCTTTCTTCAAATCCTCAACGGTAACGGCTTTTTCCGGTTCCGGCTTTTTCTTTTCCGCCGGGGCTTTGCTTTTAACAAGTTCCGCCAACGTCAGCGAAACAATATTGTTTGTCAAATCCGGTTCGTTATCCAATGATATTTCCCCGGAAACCGCCGTAAATGTATTATCCCGTTTTTCGTCCTCAATTGCTGCCAACTCCAAAAGATACGGGATTTTCTTTGCGTTCGGGCTGTCGGTTTGGTCTTTCAAATTGTACGTCGGTTTCTTTCGCCAATCTTTCGGGCTGAAATTGAAAACACGGTCAATCGGAATATCCGGGAAATTTTCGTTCCACATCATCGCATATAAATGCAACTGAATTTCCGCTTCTTCGTAAAATCCTTTGCGCCCGCTTTTGAAATCCACAATTGCGTTTATGTATTCTTTTGAACCGGGCTTTGATAACATCGTACACGGCAAATCAATCATTCCGGCGTAATTATGAACGGGGTGTACCAACGCAATTTCCACGGCTAACGGTTTAACGTCATAATCCAAAACAAATTGCGCAAATGCTAATATATCCTTTTTGAAATCATCAGCGTAATAAATGAAATCGGCGGGCAATTTGTTGTTATCAATATAATCTTTCAATTTGGCTTTCAATCCGTCCAAATCATAAACCCGGTTAATTATAAGTTCCTCAAATTGGGCGTGCATAAATGTACCATACGCCGCCCGTTCTGCTTTGTATCGTTCCGCCTCGTCAATACCTTTGTCGGCAATCCATTTTATCAGAAACGGCGATTGTGGCATTGTTTGGGACAAAATTGTTGTAACTGACGGATAAAATTCCGGGGTTCCGTTGTCGTCAAACTTGTAATAATATCGGTGTCCTTTGCTGTTTAGCTGCCATACTTTATACGGCGGTTCAATCAACGCACCATCAAAAAACATTGCTGTCATTTCCTCAACCGTCATGCCCGGCACAATTTCAAAAGCCCCGGCGGGCTGTTCTATTTCGACGGCATCCAATCCGGGGACAATCTGTTGTTCATCGTTTATTTCCGGGAATTTATCGGCGGGCAATTGTCCCATTGCTTCCGCCAACTTCTTAACCGCATTTACTGCGTTACCCATTGTGTTTGCAATACTTTTTTCCGGGTTTTCCGGCTGTTTCTTTTTCGCTCTCATGTTATTTGCTCTTTAATTCGTTAAACAATACATAAACCATTAATCCACACATTGCAGAAAACAAAAAATGGATATAATTCCAAAATCCGGCAATAAAACATATTACTCCGAAAATGCTAAATATCATTGCAAAAACCTTTGCTTGCCACGCATCGGAAAAGAAAACATCAACCATCTTTTCCATTTTTTCGATAAACTTCTTTTTCATGGTTTTAATCCTCCATTCCAAACAGATAATCGGCGGAACAACCGCACATTTCGCAAATTATTACTACCCATTCCGGAACAATCCTTTTGGTTGTCCCGTTGCAAAGATTTGTCATATTTACCTGCTGTGCGCTTTCGCTTGCGCCCTCAAATAAACGGGCTGCAATATCCTTTTTCAATACCTTTTTTCCGTTCGCCTCGGAACGGGCGATTGCTTCATTTACTCTTAATTTCATATTGTTTATTTTTATGGTTATTATTCTACGTGTCCGCAATGTTTGCAGGTTTTTTCCTCAAATATCGGTTCGTATTCATACGGGGTTAAATACCCATCGCCGCCGCAACATTTATAATCGGCGTCGGTAACTTCCATTTCTCCGCCACATACCGGGCAATCTCCTTTTCCGACCAATACCAAATTCAGAAATGCGTCCAAATGTTCGGAACGTACAACCGAAATTCCGGTTGCTTTGATAATGCCGACAACATCAGAAACCGGAACGTCACGTTCGATACTATCAAACAAAGTGCATCCCCAAAATTTCGGGTCGTCTTGTATCATTTCCTTTTGGATTAATTGATTTACAATGATTGTTTCAACTTCTGTTGCTTTCTTTCCGGCTGCTTTCGCCAAAATGTTCAATTCTTTGTCTTTTCTGATATTCATATTATTTCGCACTATCCCCGTGCGTGGGCTTAACTTCAATGCAAAGGTACAAATATTTCTTTAATTACCAAAGATAAATACTTTTATTTCAAATTTATTTTTTGCGGGTTGTTTTGCAATTTACGGCAAACAATATATTTTTGTGGTACCGCTCAACCAAATATCACTCTCGGTTACTGCGTAAAATTCCCCCGGTGCATATTGATTTATGACGCCGGGGGTCTTTTTATTTCTTACTCTGATAATACAACCATTTGTAAATTTCGCCGTAATATCCGGTTTCCAATACTGCTTTTCGTATGGTCTTTGCGTCGTACTCGCCAAATGTTACGTACTCATTATCCAATTTGAAATAAAAACGCCGTTACGGGGCTAATTTGGGGCAAAAATAAAACCGGGCATTTTGCCCGGCTGTCTTACATTACTAACGTTCCGATTTGCTTTGCTATTTCCAAAACTTCTTTCTTTGTTTTTACTTCATTTGGTATAACCGTACCATTTGCAGATTTTGAAAACGTTTCCCGTGATTGAACCCATACATAAACCGTACCGCCAATTTGATTTTTTTCGGTTGTCCATTTTATTTTACCATATCTTATTTGCCAATATGTACCGCCCCCGAATGGCATATAATGACCTTTGTCGTCATTCCATGATAAAACAACCCGCTTTGCTTTGAAATAACGTGTTCCGTCTGTATTAGTAAAACAAATGTCGTATGCGCTGTTTTGTTTCCATTTTGAACAAAGTTCTTTGCGCTGTTCCAACAATTCGTTTTTTATCTCGATGTCTAAATCATCTAATTTCATATTACTTTGGATTGGTCGGATATTATTTAACATAGAAACTTATCTTTATTCCTCTGCGCAATTTGCAAACGGTTTTATCATCGGTGCCATTAAATGCACGGCACAACATCTTATTAGCCATTTCAACGCCAATCAATTCAATCAATCCTTTTACGCCGACCAACTTGTTAACCTTTTTACCGTCAACAATACCGTTGATTTTAATGCGGAAATTGCGATTAATTTCTTTTGTTGTGTATAATAAACCGTTGTAAATTGTTGTTGCCATTTTGATTTTCTTTTAATTGTTCGGGGTAAACGCCCCGTCGTTGTTGTTTGACAATGCAAATATACAACCTTTACTTTAATTACCAAAAGAATTTCTTTTTACTCTATCGGAAAATGGCAAAAAATTCTGTTTTTGGTTCACAAGATAGTTATTTTGGTCGAATTTTCGATTTAAGCCACTTTTTTCGGGCGAAATGTGTAATTTCCATCCGGGAAAGAAAAGCCCGCCACGGGGCTAAAAATGGGCAAAACGAAAAAAGCCGGGGGTAACCCGGCTAATCATTGAAAACAATCTTTATTTATATGGTCAAATGTAATTCGATACAAAGATAGTTATTTTTCAATCTCAATGTATTCAACCCCCATTATTTTTGTATGCGGGTTTTTGCAGACAACATCAATTTCCCGGTTCTTTACTTTCTTTGTTTTCCATAGAAAATTAAGAAACCTTTTATATTCTACGGTTGCTGCAATTATCAGACTATCCCGATTTACAAATTTCCCGGTAAACTCATTTTTCCGGTTAACGCATCCATCAAAAGAAAACCATTTGTCGGCGGCTGTTATACATCGTAATGTATCAACAACAACCCGGTCAACATATACCAAACTATCCCGGACGGTTCCCCGCAAATCAATTATCGTTTGACATTGTGCGCTTGTTAATGCTTCCAATTCCCGGTTCTTTACCTGCAACGTCTTTATTAATGCTGCATCGTCTGCCCGGTATCTTTCAAACTCCGACAATTTCAGTTCCAAAACGCCAACTTTTGCGGCGTTCAAACTATCCTTTGTTTTGTAGGTTTCGACGTCCTGCAACAATGTTTCTGTATTTCCCCGGTATCTGTTCCGTTCGTCCGTCAATTTTTCAATTTTCGTTCGTTGCACCCATATTGTTGCAACGGCGGCAACTACCATCGCAATTGCCGCCCAAATCAAATACTTTTTCATACAATTTTCTTTATTGCTTCAAAATGTACCTTTGCAATCCTTTCTTTTCCGTCATCGCTCATCATAAAACGGCAATCCTTTTCATTATCAAAAAAGAAATTTTCAGATAATACCGCCGGGCAAACCGTATGTTTCAGAATATAAAATTGACTTTCTTTGTCCGGGTCGCCGTCGCAATGGTCGAAACGCATTTTCCAACCATCCGGGGCAAACTCCTTTTCTGCCTCATTACAAAGGACGGTTGCAATTTCATCGGCTTTCGTTTTGCCGACGCTTGTATAACATTCCCATCCGGTGCCGCCTCCGGCGTTCCCGTGTATGCTGAACAATACGGCGTTCTGCCCGCAATCGTCATATATCACGTTAGCACGGCGGCAACGTTCCGATAATGATACGTCGTTGTCCTCCGGTACCAAAATTTCAAACTTTATTCCCTCCGCTTTCAACATCGCCGCAATACGGCGTACAATATCACGGTTAAACTCCCATTCTAACAATTGGGAACCGTCGGCCCAAATGGGGGAACGTTTTCCGGCGCAATCCACGCCGTGACCTCCATCAAGAATAATTACTTTCTGTTTCATAACTCCATTTAAAATTTTTATTGTAAATGGGGACGGGCTGTTGGCTTGCCCTTTCGGTCGGTTAATTACTCCGCCTATCCCCGTTGCAAATATAATTATTTATTTACTCATTTTCTTTTTTATGGGGCTTTTCGCCCCGGTTATTATTCATAAAATTCTGTTGCCCCCTTTTCTAACTCATCCGGTATAAACGGCATACCTACCATTTCTTTGAAGTTTACAATAACCTCAAACAAAGGTTTTCCGTCTGTTCCGCTTTGCAGATAAAAGCCATCATCAATATTTGAATTAGCCAAAAATCTAACTGACTCGCCCTGCTGAATTGGGAATGATATACTTTTAGACTGAATGTTCTTGGCAATCTTTCTGTTTGCTTCAATGGTTGTTGAATATCGGCTGTTTGGAACTTCCGTTAATGAACCATCCGGCGCAACCTTTACAGCCCAAAAATTTGCCTCATTCATTGTGCTTGTTTCGTTGTATGCCTGCCCGGAATACTGAATTGTTATAATTCCGTCTGCCTCCGCCAATAAATCTCCTTGAACTTTGTTTGGGTCAGACGCTCCGGGGTCTGCCCATGCGTTATTGTTGCTTACCAACGCCAAACCCTTTTTAATTCCCAAAGGTATATTTCCTGCAATCTTGTTATATGTATATCGGTAACTTGCATCACCTGCCGGGGTCATAACAACAAATTTTGCATAGTCTTTCTGATACTCCAAATATTTTTCCGAAATATGCGAGCTATCTGTTATTACCATTCGATTAAACCACGGGGTTATATCCCCCTCAAAATCATTCAATACCATAGTTGTTGGTATCTGCGAAGCATTAGGGAATATAATTACCGCAAATTCCTTTGCGTCAGTAGAAACAACAAATGTTTTTGTTGCTTCATGGATTCCGCTCACTGCATCCTCTGATATAAATAATTTGTCAGAAATGCTCCATCCTGCATTGAATTGCGGTTGGTCGTTATTGTAACTTACCAATTCCGGTGTTGGTGCTACATTTTCCGACCCGGTGTACTTCATCAATGCAACCACAAAGGCATTTTGTTTGTCTGTAATTTTAACGGTAGCTTTGTAATTTTTACCACGGCAAACAAAGGTGTCAAATCTGTTATATCGCTTAAACAAAGAAAATACGGGCAAATCCTTGTTATTATCTTTAACAATTAGTTGATTATTAGATATACTTACCTTTGCTGCTGTCTTAACTGACAAATATGTATTATCCCCCATATATGTAACATCATTGTTAATTTCCGTTTCGGGTTCGGGGAAAATCAATGTCCTTGCAAGGTTCAAAGAATTATATCCGTAATACTTGTTGTTCATCTTTACTTGATACCCGGTAAATGCCATAAATGCCAACAACGCCTTTCCTACTCCATAGTCTTTGCCTACTGACTGAATCAACACACATGAATTTGCCCCAATAGACAATAATTCTTCATTTGGGAAATTGGTTTCTATACGCAAATGAACATCAGTATATGCTTTGGCTTGACACTCTCCTAAATACAATTCTTTTCGCTGCTCATCGCCCGCCTTGTAGTCAATTTGAACTGCCATAGGATTGCCGTTAACGTCCAATAACGGGGTATCTGTGTCGTCAACGAATTCAAGTCTAATCCAACCGTCCTGCGTAATTCTGTTATCCCCATATTGCGTTGGCTCAATATACAAGCCAATTAAAAAGGTTGTTCCTCCGGATATATTGGGGTCGTCCTGCGGGTCAATATCTTGTATAACGAAAGATTTCTTTTGCATATCTTGATATACAGCAATACCGCCTTTTACTTTCAAATCAGAAAACCACAATCGGGATTTTGGATATTTAGAATTTACCAATTCATCATTTCCTAACATTGCCAATATTCCCTCTGCATCTTTTCCCGGAACAACGGATAAATCAGCCTTGAAAATCGGGTCTCCATCGGGTGTTTGTCCGTTTCCCATTTGCGAAATACGAACCGTTCCATCCATACTTACGACCTCTGTTGCTTTAAATGATTTTTTTGCTATTTTATCATTAAACAAAAATGGAACATTTCCCAAATTTACATTTGCTTCGTCTGTATCACTATCGTATTCAATAAAGAAAGGTTTTTTAAATCGTAAATTCTTTGTCTGCAACACAATATTTCCCTGCTCATCGCTTGTTGTTAGGCTGCTATCAATAGTTTTATACCACGGAATAAAATCCCACGTATTTTCGTTCTGAATAGGCAAAAAAATACCTGCAATCCCATTGCTTGTAACGGTTATTGGTGTATTTGCCCCATCAATACTTTCTCCGGCTGCCGGGCTAATTATTGCCTTGTAATTGGCTGCCCCCGGTTCTTGTATAAGTTCCAAAATGATAATTCGGTTATCCGATACGGGCGGCAATGTCTGTTGAATTGTTTGGTTGTTGCTCATCTGATAAACCAACAACAAAGTTGTACTTTTGTTGTACGGGTCTGTATTCAGATTTACCCCCTTTTGTACCTCTTGGCGGTTGGCATAGAATAACGCCTTAATCTGCTCGTTTGTCTTTCCTGCTGTTGCCGGGTGCGCTGTTTTAGACAATGCAATAAAAGCCGCATTTTGCTTAATCATACGGTCAAACTCTGTTGGGCTTATTGGGTTCTTTGCGTCTGCCAATCCTGCCGCCAAACCTTTTTCTTTGAGTTTTGCCAAATCTACGTCCGCTAAATCATTCTGAGCAAAATTACCGTCCTTTGCTTTTTTCTCAAAGTCTTTTGCATCAACATTTGAAAGGTTTTTGCTTGCCCCGCCCAATGCCGCCAGCGTTGCGGCAAACGCCGGGGTTTTTACATACTTATCCAAATAATCTTTAATCCATTGTTCGTCCGCTCCTGCCGGAACCCACGGAATTTGTGCTGCATCATTAATTTCTATTGGCAAATATACATCAACCCACATTGCGCCCTGTCTATCTGAAAGGAATGTACCTTTCTGAACCACTTCAACGCCCAATTTCTGTTGGTTCTCTGAAATGTATGTTCCGGTTATTGCTTTTGCATCGCCCAAAAAAGTTTGCGTATAAACCTGCATTTGCCCCAAACCCAAAAGCGGAACGATATTAAACAACAACATATCGTTCTGAATCTTACAATTGGTGCAAACCCCTTTGTTTACCTCAAATTCAAACGGCTTACCGCTTCCGGTAAAAATCGAACCTTTGACGTGTACGGAATCCGCCTTAATTGGGGCGTTGTTCTTATCCCGGAACATCATCATAATAATTTGGCTACTGCCTGCTGATAATTACTTTAATTGTGCCATAATCATTTGAATTTTTTCTTGTTAATACTATGTTTATCATTAATCGCCTTTATTAGCTTTTCGGCTTCTTCTTTCGTTATACACTTGACTATTTCCGCCGCCATATCTATTGCCTCAACTGCATTGCTTTGTTTGAGTTCGTAATTCTCTTTCATGCTCCAACCCTCCCTTAATAGAATACCCAATGTCAGTAATACAACAAAAAATGGAATACTGTAAAAAGGAAAAACCATAAGCCCCAAAACATCAATCATCAATACGTATAAAACTAAACGCAAATAGTCTATGATTTTTTGCCCGGTTTTCCGCATCGGGTGGCTGCTTAATTTTTCTTTTCTCGCTTTCACGGCTTCGTATGCCGTCCAAAAATCAAAGAATGTCGCAAATACTACAAAAACACAACATACAAAGATTATTATCAAACAAACTTTCATGTCGTGTTGAATGAAATAAAAATACTTTTCCATCGGTCTTTTTTGTGGTGCGGATTGCTCCGCACCGGGTTAAACATTATTTTTCCTAAAGTAATACTTTACCCAACTAAAATAGTTAGAATTTTCCAAATAGTTTGCATCATATTGCGCCGCCCTCGCTTCCTGCTCAAAAGAAATGTATTTGTAGGCTTGTTTTCCGTTGATTATTAGCCTAACTAACCATTCTATCACGTACCACAAATAAAACGCAAATACAGCCAACAGATAAAGCCACGGGCTTATTTCAACAAACAGACTGACAAACCAAATAATCAGCCCGGACAACAGAAACATTTCCGTCCACTGCCGGGCGTGCGTACATTCATGATTGCGTACACATTGAGGCATTTCCTTTTCGCTTTCGTATATAGTAAAAACAAACGCTGTCAGCGTTATTGTAGTAAAGTTAGCCCACAACGTTGCGTGGGCTAATTTGCTGTTGTAAATAATCTTTTTCATTTTAATACATATTTAATGTTTTAGCAATCAGCCTGCATAATATCTCTTTTCCATAGGCTTTTAAGTGTAATTTATCGTATTCGTACACGTCTAAACTCCACATAGTACAACCAATGGAATGACCGTCAACAAAAGGAATACCCAATCTTTTACATGTATCTTCCATTCTGATTGATATTTCAGCCATATTAAATAAATCGTCCTGCAATTTACTATATGGCGGCGTTATTGTATCGGTTGCATATTGTGCCCTTTCCGGTTGCGAAATAAAACAAACTAAAATTTCCGGCTTAAAAAAGTGTATTGTTTCAACCGTACTTTTCATTGCAGCACACATATTTTTTTGTGTAAAACTTTTTGGCGCATTATTATTTGCCAATAGTTGATATGGCGACAATCCGAACACTTCATTATATCCGGAACCGTTTTGTATCATTTTTATATACCCGGTTACTTCTTGTGCTTCTGTAAAATCCACAGAAAAAGCAATTTTCCAATCGGGCTTATCTAATACTCCCCATGCGTTCATGCCCTCGGCAATTCTCTGTATATATATAGAGTTTTTATCTTTTGATATTGTATAACCATCAATTGTTAATGCTACAATTTTATCAATAAGACTTTCGACCGTATCACTACTTGAATATGTAACACTTTGAGCAACTCCCGACAAATTGTTTTCTGTACCGATAGTAATTTTTACGGTTCCGCTTCCAACAAAGTTTCCATCCTTAAATACAGAATTATATGCAAGTTCTTCAGATTGTGTTTTTCTGAATATTTGCAACTCATATTTCAAATGTTTATCTGTATTTTCTTCATCATAATATTTACCAAACAAATTTCCTCCGTGACCATAATCATTTGTTCCACCTTCGACGAAACAAATATCACAATTCTTTATTTGATTTATATTTACTTCATTGTTTACCATGTTTTGTATAAAATTGGTAATTGTCTGCCCGTTTTGTCCATTACTTTCATAAGATGCTAATTTTAAATATTTTGCAGAACCTTGTGGAATACCTAAAACAACGTATGAATCACCAACATACAATCCCTTTTTACCTGCATGTGGGAAATATAAATTAAGCCCTGCTTCTAATACATTTTTTTCAATGTCAAAAATTAAATCATTTAATCCATATCCAAATTTTTGACAACCCTCGTCTGTTTCTGACAACCAAACGTTTATATTCTCTTTAGATGTAAGATTTAGTACCCCAAATTTAACAAAATACACATTTTCCGGGAATGGTTCTCCGGACGTCAGCCCGGTATTTCTACCGACTTCTTTTTGTTCTTCATTGTATGTAAAATAATATCCTTGATTTCCAAAATAATATATTTTTCCGGGTTTAACGGGTATTAAATTAGAATACGTCCACGCCCCTATTCCTTGAGGCTCATTCCATAAAGCCGGATTTACCATATTTCCATTTAGTTTTACATACAATGGCAAATTTACTAATGCGTTTTTTTCGTACAATACCGTTTTTTGCTGTAATTCTTTTACATTTTCAATTGTTGTAATATCTTCAACGGTGTATATTTCAACATCTTTGTCAAGTGTTCCGTTCTTTATTCTGTTAATGCCAAAATATGCGCTATTTTCCGGTGCTAACAAAATCGCATCATAATAATCATTTAATATTTCAGTTGTAAATATCTGTAATGGTGTTTTGTTAATATCGTAAAAGACAACAGATACTTTAACAATAGATGTCGTATATAGGTTTTTAAATAGGAATAATTTATTATTTAGCCCGGTAATATCGGTATAATCGTAAGATTTTCCATAAGCATGACCGGAATATACCCCACTAATGTTTATTAAATATCCGTTTTTAGCTTTTAATGTCACATTCCATTTATTTATTAATATCCCTTTTCCAATATTAGATATTTTTTCATTGATTTGTGGAATATTAGATAAATATTTTGCTGCATCCTCAACGTTTAAATCTGTTATAATATATCCATATCCTCCGGTTAATAATGCGCTACCCGTACCAAATGCAATTTTAGGATAGTTTTCTACTTCTTCCGGTAAAACTAAATCCGTATTTATGGTTATTCCGACTGCAACATTCCGTTGTATTATTTTCCATGTTCCTTTTTCATACCCATATAAACTAACATAGGAATTTGATGCAATTTTTAAGTTGACAATATGTAGCGTTAAACCTTTTTTAAAGTTAGTAAATTCTATTTTCTGACTTGTTCCGTCTGCCTCAACTTTTTGTCCTCCAAAAACCGAACCTACGTTTGATTTACCCGCCAATTTTTTATCAACATCATCTTTATCTGAAATTTCGTTCCAATTTGAATCTTTTACCCATTCCAAATCTGTTATTGCCGTTCCAATGTATTGTTCATTTATCCAACCGTTAATAGGGTCTTTGTAGCTTATTTGCATACCGGGTTTTCTCAACTTGGAAATAACTTGTTTCCTCGTTGTGGCAACGTCTGTGTTCCAATCTAAAATCATGTTACCACCTCCGGCTCCTACTTCCAATGTTTGTTTACTCCATGTCCCATTCCATTTTAAAACGCCTAATTGACCAACATCAATTGTTAGATTTGAAAAGTTTACGTATGTTCCCTCTCCTGCCAAATAGAAAACGTTTTGGTCGGGCGTACCCGGATTTGTAGCTGTTGTTGCAACGCCTACAAATTGATAATTATCCCCTAAACTATTAATCATTGTAAGCAATGTATTTTGCAATACTTTCCCGGTAATTGATTGCGTTCCGTTCGTTTTAATAACGCTTGAAACCGCTTGTTTTAGTTGTCCGTAATTTCCCATAATTTAATTTTTAATCGGTTTTGAAATCATTATTATAATCGTCGTTAAAATCTCCTTTGTTTGCTATTATATAGCCACGTCCTATTTTCTTGACAACGGTATTTGTTTTAAATTCAATTTCTACGCTTGCCAAATCTCCATGCGTTTGCCATTTTGGGGTAATTAGAAACGTGTCGCAATCGTATTCCCTGCCGTATTTATCTGTTATGTGAATGTAATCAGCCATACGGATAAAACGCATAACGTCGCAAAGGAACTCCGGTGCCAATATTGTACATTTAAACGTTTTGACTGATATTTGTTTTTCCGGAAAAAAATACCCGTCCCGTTCTTCGCCGTCCTCTTCAAATTCATAATCCGGTTTTCCCAACTCTGTACAAAGGTACAACGTATTTTTGAAATCCGGGTTTTTATATACTATTTGCCCGGCGTCGAAAACCAAATTTTCCATGTCCCACCATTCAATTTTAAGGTACCCGGAAACATCTTGTACAACGGTAAACATTTCTGAATACCACGTTTGAACCCCGTCGGATAACCTCATATAATAAATTCCGTCTAACTGATTTAATTGAATTGGTAATATTGCAGGGTATATAATTACATCATAACCCAACGTTTGAAACCGGACAATCTGCAATCCGGTTTCTTTCATATACGTTGTTATGTTTGCAACTTGCTTTCCGGTCTTTTCATACAATACCACTGACGTAACATTGTTTGACCGTGTGTTTCTCATTATCTGAAACGGTAACAATCTATCAGCCGGGGCAAATAACGGGTAAATTGCGCCGTATGCGTAACTTTTTCTGTGGTTCTGTTCATTTATTGACGTGTACCACGGTAAAACACTTATGTTGTTATTCTGTATCATATTTCAACGTTGCTTTAATATTTCGACTACACAAATTTACCGAAAGTTTATCAACTTGACCGTTACCGATATATGTTTTAACTAACCGCATCGGGTTTGGGTCTGTGGTTCCTGCCGGGAAATTCAATGTTTGTTTCTTTTTACGTTCCAATCCTCCCAAAGCATAATATTGGGAATTATTTATTTTGAAATTCCGTGCGGGCATATCATAAACCCAATATGTCGGTTGTATATTGATAAACGCTAAATATCCATTTTGCAAAAAATATTCTACGCCATCAACGGTTTGTCTTGTAAACGGCAATTCCAATTGTCCACCTCCGGACGGCATAACCGCCGCAAACAATGCGAATCCATCCAAACTAATTGCACCGGGGTTTAACAACATCAAATCAATATCGGACGTAAAATTGGAAATATTTATTTCTTCTATCTTTCCGGCTGTTACATATTTGGACGTAATTTCTATTGGTAAACCCTCAAATGGTGTTGTTACATCATCCATCCACTCAAATTGATAACGTTCCGGCATTTCTACTTTGTCAAATGAATATTCAGACGTTGCAAAAGCTAATTTTTTGCCGTTCCTAACGTTTTCTAATTGTGTTAAATCATAATCAATAATCGGGTTATATCCATACGAACCGCCATTTCTAAACCAACTTACCTGTTCAATTTTAAATTTTCCGTCCTCAATATACCAATAACATTTGTAAATATCCCGTAACATCGTCATAATCTGTTGTAATGTAATCGGGACTTTTTGCGCCGGGGTTTTATATTCGCCATTAATGATATTACTTTTCTGACTTATTAGCAACTTAAATGACTGCCCGGAAATAGGATTGTTTGTGTTATAAAGAAATTGGCTGTATTCCGGCGTCGCTTCATGCGTTATTCCGGGCGCAAATTCTTTTAATAGCACATTGATACATGACGACAATGTAAACGCATCACGCAAAGTATATGCTTTTCGGGCTTTTTCCTCTAATATCCAATCCATCATATAAAACCCAAACCATAACGACGCATAACGCCACGTTGACCGGGCGATTGGATAAAACGTTT